ACAGATGGTGTAATTTTTCCCTACACACCAACAATCAATACTTCATACAAGGCCAATTATCAAGCATACGATCTAACACACAGCAACTACAAAGGATATTTTTATCAAAACAGCGCAGTGGAACAGATTGGTATCAAAGGCACATTCACAGCACAGGACACCAATGAAGCCGACTACTTGCTGGCAGTGATACATTTCTTCCGCAGTGTGACCAAGATGTTTTACGGTCAAGATGCCTTGCGTGGTGCGCCGCCACCCTTGGTTTATTTGTCAGGATTTGGACAGTATCAATTCAACGAAGCTCCTTGTGTGGTCAGCAATTTTAGTTACAACCTGCCTGCAGATGTGAACTATATACGAGCAGGCAGCAACATGGCCAATGGTACCAACCTATTGAACAAAGCAATTAGACAAAGTTTGCCAACCAATCCGCTGTCGGGTGCACTGCAGAGATTGTTCAATGCAGGCATGAGCAAAGGTGCATTGCCCATACGCATACCCACAGAAGGATCGTCTTTTGGCATAGACGGCAAGTCCACCTATGTACCCACCAAAATGGATATAGATATCACACTGTTACCAGTACAAAGCCGCAAGCAGGTCAGCCAACAGTTTAGTTTGGAAAACTTTGCCAATGGCAACTTGATCAAGGGAGGATTCTGGTAATGGCCGCAGCGTATTCAGCAGCAAGTGCCTACTTCAACACAGGCTTTGTGCAGTTTTATTTAGACACCATGGTCAATAGACCCATTCCCAAACTGCCAGATGATCTGCAACTTAAAATCAATACCACTTATCAGTATAGACCAGACCTGTTGGCCTATGACTTGTATGACAATTCAGAACTGTGGTGGGTGTTTTATCAACGCAATCCCAACACACTGACCGCTCCACCGTTTGATTTCAAAGCCAACACTGTGATCTACCTGCCAAAAATAACTACACTTCAAAACGTTTTAGGTATCTAAATCATGGCGGATCCAGAAAGCACAGCCAGCGCAGGTCAAGTGGCAAGCGAAGATGCTGCAGCTAGAGTTCCAGGCGCCAATACTCAACTACCTGTTACACCGCCACAGATTCTGACCCCAGAAGGTAGAGTGCAAGCCGCACCTACTACCAGTAGCACCAATGCAGATCCTGCTGTGGCTGCGTTTGATGTAGATTTTGGAACTGATGCACCCACACGCACCATATCACAAACACAGGCAACATCTGGGTATGCCACAGCTCAACAAGCTCAAGAATTTTGGACCGGTGAATCCACACCAGCTGGCGAAGTAGCTGCAGGTGCCACAGGGAGGGCCATACCCGGAGGTGGATCTCCTGGTGCTGGTGCTGGTAATGATGATGCTGGCACAAAAAATGCCACTGTGAGAGAAATTGATAGTATTTTTAATGTAGCGCAGATTGTGCCACAAGCCAATGTATTGGATCAGTATGCCAGTTACACTTATGTGGCCAGTGTGTACTTGATGAAACCCGAAGGCTATATCAAAATGATCACCACCAAGAAGAAAAGTCTTGAAGGAGCTTCGCTATTGTTTCAAAGTGGTGGCGCACCTGTGCGCGGTCGCAATCCTTATTTTACTCTTGACTATTACATTGATCGATTTAGTTTAAAATCTGTTATTTCTGGCAAAGGAACTCGCAGCGCACACAACGTTTCAGACATCAAGATGACTGTGATTGAAAACAATGGTATTACCTTGGTCAACAATCTAGCTGCTGCAGTCAAAGGTTTTATAGGACCCAATCGAGCCTCATATGGTGCGGCCAATTATTTGTTGGTGATAAGATTTTATGGTTATGACGATCAAGGCAATCTAGTGCGGGGCGGCCGCGCCCCCACAGTTAGTCCTGTAATTGCTGCTTCGGTTGGCGTCAGTGACGCTGCCACTGACCCAGAAGCCTTTGTGGAAAAATTTTATCCTTTTCAAATCAACGATATCAAGTTTAGAATAGCCAACAAATTGGTTGAGTATGAAATCAGTGCCACAGCTTCAAATCCCATAATTGGGTTCTCTGCAGACCGCGGAACCATTCCCTACAATATTTCTCTGCAGGGTAAGACATTAAAAGAAGCATTGGCAGGTCCAGTGGAACTTACTCCAGCACCACCAGAAACAGCCAGTAGGTCATCCAGCACTACAATTGCTGTGGGCCAAGATGAATTTGCAGCCAATGCCGGCGCCCCGCCACCCAAGGCCGATGCTGCTCGCAGCAAACAAACGGTGAAATCTGGACTAATGGCAGCATTGAGTCAATATCAACAGGAGTTAGTGGCCAAAGGTACTTTTACCTATGCTGACACCTATGAAATAGAATTCATTAACCCTGCCATTGAAAATGCATTGGTTAGACGTGCAGGTACTCCTGACAAAACCAGAACTGCCTTGGTGTCAGCTGGTGCATTGGCAGGACAACTACAACTCAACGAGCAACAAAGTGTCAACTACGATCAACAGTTGATTGACATGGTAGCAGGTAGACCCATTGTGGCAGTACTAGACGAATTGGTGCGCAATAGCAGTTACATGGAAGAACAGCAGTTGGCCAAAAAAGATGCCACCACTGGTCAGGTCATAGCCAACAATCCTGGCAAAAATGTAGCATGGTACAAGATAGGCACACAGGCAACTCCCACTAAGTGGGATCCTAAGCGCAATGATTTTGCATACAACATCAAATATATTCTCAGTGTTTACAAAATCAATGATGCCAACAGTGACTGGTTTCCCAAGGGCAGATTCAACGGTGTACACAAACAATATAACTATTGGTTCACCGGTCAGAACACTGCAATCTTAAACTACGAACAATCAATCAACAATCTTTATCGTCGTGTGTTGTCCGGTTCGCCTTTTGATGGCACACAAGGAACCAACAATATCAATCAGCTCACCAGATATGTGTACAAGACCAACAGTGCGGAAAACAATCAAGGCGCTAACAGCAATGTGAATGAACCTGCAGCCAACCTTGCTGACTATCTCTACAGCCCAGAAGATCAGCAAAATGCCACACTACAAATAGTGGGAGATCCTGCATGGTTACAGCAGGGTGAAGCCTTTGTGGGGCAAACCAAAAAAGATTGGAACTTTTCGGCATTTTTACCAGATGGTACCATAAACGTTGACAGTCAAGAAGTGCTGTTTGAAGTGTTGTTTGACTTGCCTGCAGATTATGATTTGACCACTGGACTAATTGATCCGACCAAGAGCAATCTTGGGGGTGTGGCCAGTAATGATGCTGCCACATCGGTGCCAGCAGTGACCAGTAACGGTGTGGCTCTTACCCAAGGTCGCAAAGCCAAACAAAGTTATATCTACAAATGCACAGATGTCATGAGTGATTTTAGTAAAGGCAAATTTACACAAACTCTCAAAGGGGTAGCAGTAACATTCTTTCCCAAAGACATCGGTGCCTCAACTGGAAACCGATCTGACAGTCAAGTGGCTGCCACTGGCGCTGCCACTGCTAATCGTGTGGGCAATCAAGCTGCAGTGTTGCCCAACACTGCCATGCGACCCTATGCACCTGCTGATTCTAATCCTGGAGATAGTGATCAGGCCTTGGCCAATCAGACTTTGGAACAAAATATTCTTGGGTCGGTACCCACTAGACCACAGCCTCAAGCAGGAGCGCCTACCAGCAATGGTGACATAGTATTTGAACCCACTAACAACAACATTGACCCCAATGACCTAGCAGCGGGTAATCCACCTCCGCAAGAAATAGCACCACCAGATGATTATATAGGATAACGCAAATGGCAGAGAATATTCAACGCAGTCGCGGACTTAGCAAAGAATACAAATACGATCGCGGTGGCGTACCAGCACAGTTTGGACCATTTATTGGCATAGTATGCAACAATTCGGATGCTACTCGTGCAGGCCGCTTGCAGGTGTATATTGAAGAATTCAACGACACCACACAAAAAGGCGCAGCTGGTGGTACTCCCAAACTAAATGATCCCACGCTGTGGACATCGGTCAATTATTGTCCACCTTTTTATGGCGCCACACCAGTGAACACACAGGCGCCAGGTGCTACTACTGGACCTGGCGGTTATGCTCCTGGCAATCGCCAAACCTATGGCATGTGGTTTACCCCACCAGACATAGGTGTCAAGGTGTTGTGCGTATTCGCAGGTGGAGATCGCAGTCAAGGTTATTACATTGGTTGTGTGCCCGAACAAGGACTTAACCACATGATTCCTGCCATTGGCGCCAGCAAGAAGTATGCAGTGACCAACAACACACAGAATGTTACCTTTGCGCAAACTGGCCAGTTGCCCGTAATCGAAATCAACGAAAACAACAAACAGATCAACAACAGTCCAAGATTTTTTGATGAAGTCAAACCAGTACAAAGCGTACAAGCAGCTATATTTTTTCAGCAGGGCTTGGACCGTGATCCCATACGTGGTCCAATTTTAAGCAGCAGCCAGCGTGAAAGTCCTAGCTCAGTGTATGGTATCAGCACACCCGGACAGGCCATTTATCAAGGTGGCATGGATCCCAAGACCATACGCGGCAAACTGGAACGCGGCGAAATCAAACCACAGGATGCCTTGGTCATTGGTCGCAAAGGCGGCCATACCTTTGTGATGGATGACGGCGATCTTGAAGGTGCTGATACCCTGGTGCGCATACGCACAGCCAAAGGTCACCAGATCACCATGAGCGACAATGGTGATTGTTTTTATATTACCAACGCCAATGGACAGACCTGGATCGAACTGGGCAAAGAGGGCACTGTGGACATATTCTCAACCAACAGTGTGAATATTCGCACCCAGGGCACCATAAACATGCATGCCGACAAAGACATCAACATCTATGCCGGCGGCACATTCAATGTTCACAGTCAAGATGACATGCACATTGAAACACCCAAATCAATGACCTTGAATGCCACAACTGGACTCACAGCCTACAGTAAAAACACCGTGGGCATTCGCAGCGATGGTACGTTAGGACTACAAAGTAACACCGGCAATTGGAACAGTTCGGGTACATTGAACCTGCAGGGCAGCACCATCAATCTCAACGGTGGCGGTGCAGGATCAGTAACCGCTGTACAAAACCTCAAACTTAATCGCTTGCCTGATACCCGGTTAGAAACCCAAGGTTGGACCGTGGTACCACAAAGCCTAGAAACCATAGTGACTCGTGCGCCCACACATGAACCCTATCCTTATCACAATCAAGGGGTCAATGCTACTACCAGTTTGAACACAGCCAATGCCACTACCACTACCACTACCACTACAACCACAACCGGTAATGTGACCACAACCACTGCCAACACAGTGACCACAACTACTAGTACTGCACCCAACACTCCAGCCAAACAAGCAGTGGCCAAAGCGTCAGTGGCTCCTGCCACCAACAAAGTGGCAGCAAACAATGTGCTGTCGGAACCCACAGCCACTCGCGGTATAGGTCCTGGTAATATTCTCAATCAACAGCTAGTGACCACACTCACAGCACAGGCCGCTGCTGCAGTAGCGCGCTCGCCTTTTGATGCTGAGGGAAATCTCTTGCCCGACTGGCAGCTCAACATCAACAATGTTCCTGTGTATCTTGGCAACGAAATTGCCCAATACGGTGTGGGACTCTACGGTCAAAGTGTAGAAGCATTGACATCTTTAGGGTTTCTAAAGCCTGGCACATTGAATTTGATTACAGATCCTTCCATGATTGCCACTGTGCTCAACGCTGACAGTGTGTGGTCTGGACAGTACGGTGTAGGTAGTTTGTTAGATTACTTAAACAGCGCCGAATTACAAAATCAATCACAGGTGGCCCTGATGGAAGGTGCATATAAAGGCTTGTTGGATGCCCAGGTCTTGACAGGAACATAATATGTCACCACAGAGGCCGGATTGTTTCAGCCTGCAGCCAACTTGGGTGTGACCAATGTAGCAGCCTGGGTTAATGGCACCGCCAATTCCGCTGTGGCAGCGCAAGTTGAAACTGCCAGCCGACAGGGCGTGTATGCTGCAGACTACTACAAAACCTATGCTACACAACTGTTCCCAGCAGTCGATCCCGGCGGATTTGTCAACACAGCACAACGCACACAATTGGATCAGTTGGTTGCAGCCATTGTAAGTAATCCCAAAGTACCAACAATCAGTTTTAGTGATGCCAGTGTGGCAGAAATTGCTGGCAATGTGGCTGCCACCACAGCAACTGGTGAAGGCACATTCAGGCTCAATCCTTACCGTGGACAAACGTCGTAAATACTAAACTATGGCTACCTTTATCGGATTTAATACACAAAATCAACCCAAAAAATTTACCTTGGTTGATCAAGAATTAATCAAACGAGACCTGTTGAATTCTCTAAACATTCGTCAAGGTCAAGTACCTGGCCGACCTGCTGTGGGCACTAGTATTTGGGACAACTTGTTTGAAAATCAGTCTGACGAACTTAACAGTGTGCTGACCGCCGAGCTTCAACGTGTAGTAGGACTAGATCCCAGAATACAACTAACCAGTCTAGAAATTTTTGCACAAGAAAACGGTATTTTACTACAAGTGGGACTGACTTTTGTGCCCAGTAGCGACGCACAACGCTTGGCCATATTCTTTGATCAACAGAATCGTGTGGCCAGCTATGTATAACTAAGCCGTTTATTTTATCAATAAATAAAAGAATAACACACTGCTATGGCCAAATCAACTAGACAAACTGCAATTTTCGGGGTAGAAGACTGGAAAAGAATCTACCAAACCTACCGCGAAGCTGACTTTCAAAGCTATGACTTTGAAACCTTGCGCAAGAGCTTTGTTGACTATTTGCGCCAATACTATCCAGAAACATTCAATGACTACATTGAATCCAGTGAATTTATTGCCCTGCTGGACCTCATGGCATTCATGGGTCAGGCCATGGCGTTTAGAAATGATCTAAACACTAGAGAAAACTACCTAGACACAGCAGAACGCAGAGACAGCGTGGTGCGACTAGCAAATCTTGTGAGCTACACACCCAAGCGCAATATCGCCGCTTCGGGTTACCTCAAAGTATTTTCAGTACAAACCACAGAAAATGTTTACGATATCAATGGTATTAACCTGGCCAATGTCACAGTAAACTGGGCTGACCCTACCAATCCCAACTGGCAAGAACAGTTCACTGCCATCATCAATGCCAGCTTGGTAGACAGTCAGCGTGTGGGTCGTCCGGCCAATAGAACCACCATTTTGGGTGTACGCACCGACGAATACACCATTAATCTTGTGCCAGGATTCTTGCCAGTAATTCCTTACACTGCCACCATCGATGGTATCAGCATGCCGTTTGAAGTTTGTTCCAGCACTGCCATCAACAAAGAATTTGTATACGAACCTAGCCCCCGTCCCAATGGTGAATTTAATGTGTTGTTCCGTAATGATCAATTGGGTTTTGAAAGCGCCAACACCGGTTATTTCTTTTATTTCAAACAAGGTGTGTTACAAAATCAAGATTTTAACTTGGCTGAACGTGTGAGCAATCGCACAGTGGACATCAATATCGAAGGTGTTAACAACACCGATCGTTGGTTGTATCAGCTGGACAATGTTGGTAGCATCTCTAAAGAGTGGACCTATGTGGAAAGTGTGTACGCTGCAGCCGCACAACAACAAATCACAGCGCCTCGTACTATCTACAGTACTACCAGCAGAACCAACGATCAGATCACACTAAACTTTGGTGACGGTGTGTTTTCAGCCATTCCAGTGGGACAATTCCGTTGCTATGTACGTTCCAGTAACGGGTTACAATACATCATCAATCCAGAAGAAATGCAAGCCGTACAGGTTCCAATCAGTTATGTAAGTCGTAGCGGTCAGCTGCAGACCATTACCTTCACCTGCGGTATTACTACACCTGTGAGCAATTCACAACCACGTGAAACCATTGCCGAAATCAAACAACGTGCACCGGCTCGTTACTACACACAGAATCGCATGGTCAATGGCGAAGATTACACCAACTTCCCATTTACCGCCTACAACTCAATTATCAAAAGCACAGCACTGAATCGCAGTGCCATTGGCACCAGCAGATATCTTGAACTGGTTGATCCCACCAACAAATATTCAAGTACAAACATTTTTGCCAGCGACGGTGCTTTGTATCAAAGTTTAACTTTGCCTACCTTTCTGTTTACTTTTGCAACTGATAATGAAATCAATAATGTTATTGTAAACCGTGTGCAACCTGTGTTGGCCGGCTATGAAATGCAACAGTTTTACTATGGTTATTTTCCGCGTGTCAGTCTAAGCACATTACCTACCACCTGGCATCAAAGCACCACACTGGCCAACGAAACTACTGGCTATTTTGTAAATGCTCTAGGTAATCCAGTGAGTATTGGTAGTTTTTCAAGCAGCAATCTCAAATATATTGTAGTGGGCAGCCTGGTCAAATTTGTTCCTCCTGCTGGTTATTATTTTGATGCCAACAACAGATTAGTTGCAGGCTTACCAACACAACCCAATGAAAAATTGATCATATGGGCCAGTCCCACAGCCGTGGTATTAGAAGGTACCAATCAAGGTCAAGGTAATTTTAGCAACGGTGTGGGACCTGTTACATTGAACAATTTTGTGCCCACTGGTGCCATAGCCAGCGAAGTTATTCCGCTTTTTGTAACCGACTTGCCTACTGCATTTGAACAAAGCATGGCTGCACAGGTACGACTACAACGCAACTTTGGTATTGGCTATGACAGTCTAGGCACTATTACCGGCACAGCCGGCACATGGTATTTGATTACCAGTACCAACATTGATCTCAATGCTGCATGGAGCCAAGTCAATGCTGGCAGCACAGCAGGTGTCAATAATGATGCCAGTTGGCTAGTACAATTTGTCACAGATGGTGTGACTTACACAGTGACATCACGTGCCTTGGACTACTTCTTTGGCAGTGTGATACAAACAAGATTTTTCTACTATGGTGGCGAACCAATTTTTGACAGTAGAACAGGCACTGTGATTCGCGACTATGTAAATGTGTTGAAAACCAACAGCAGACCTGACAGCGCACTTCCCCAGAATACCGATATTAGACTGCGCATAGCAGGACAACCTGTGCTCAGCGATGGCTATGTGGATGATTATCAGGTGCTGGTCACATTTGAAGATTCTGACGGTGACGGTGTGCCCGATGATCCAGATTTCTTCAATGAGATTGTGGCTCCCAATGTGAACTCCACACAGAAACTGGTGTTTTTTCAACGCATAGTGGATTTTGACAATCTGCAACGTTATGTGTTGGTTCAAAGTGGACTAGTAAATTCTGATTACGCAACAAAGAATGACATTGAATTGGTAAAATTACAATATCCATCAGGACAGATTTTTTATGCGTATAATCAAACTACCACCATAGACAATTACACCTTTACTGGAACATTTTATCAACTGTTGATCGCCACAGATGGATCACGATATCTACAGTTGCTCACAGATTATATTGCACGAGTAGGCCGTCAAGATCTTGCTTTCCAGTATCGTCATAATAGCCCACTGACCAGCAGAATTGATCCCGCTACTACTAATATCATTGATTTGTATGTGGTCACACAAGAATATTATATTCAATATCAAAACTACATTAGAGATGTCACTGGTACTGTGCCGGAACCCACACCACCCACTATTGACGAATTGAATACTGCTTACGGCGCATTGCAAGATTACAAAATGCTAAGTGATACAATGATCTTGAATTCTGTAGAATTCAAACCGTTGTTTGGCAACAAAGCCCAACCAGATCTCCGTGCCACCATCAAAGTGATCAAGGCATTTGATACTACTGCCACTGACAGTGAAGTTAAAAACTTGGTTGTGACCACAATGAATGATTATTTTACCATTGACAAATGGGACTTTGGTGCTACATTTTATTTTTCAGAATTGGCTGCATATATTCATCAACAGATAGGCACTGTGGTCAGTTCGGTGGTTCTAGTTCCAATCAATCCACAAAAGAGTTTTGGTGACTTGTATGAAATTAGATCAGCACCCAATCAGATTTTTGTAAATGCTGCTACTATAAACAATGTTGAAGTTATAAGTGCGCTGACCAGCACCAACATACGCACAGCACCTGGTAGCGGAGTAATTTAATGGCCAGTGTACGCACAGTAGAACTACTGCCAGAGATTTTCCAGACTGACACCAATAAAATGGTGTTGGGCGCCACACTGGATCAGTTGACACAAGAGCCTAACTTTAAAACCATTCAAGGCTTTGTAGGCCGCAGTGTTGGTCCTGGCGTCAACCCCAACGACAAATATATTACAGAACCTACTGCAACAAGAGCAGATTATCAACTTGAACCCGGTGTGGTAAGTCTTGATCCGGATAATGTACAAAAGATCAAGAATGCTATAACCTATCCGGGTATAATTGATGCATTAAACTTGCAGGGTGCCAATACCACCAGAGCAGACAGGTTGTTTACCAGCAATTACTACACCTGGGATCCGTTTATTGATTTTGACAAGATGGTCAACTACAGCCAATACTATTGGTTACCAGGTGGACCAGATGCAGTGGATGTGTTTGCAGGCACAGTACCCTTGACTGACAATTTTGTGGTAACACGAGCCAATGGTGTTTATACATTCTCGGGTGTGGAGGGAGATAATCCCACACTTACCTTGGTTCGTCAAGGTAACTATACCTTCCAAGTGGCACAAAATGCCACGGAAACTGTAAACTTTAGAGTTACCAATCGCGAAAGAAATGCGTTCTTAATCGATGGTATACCCAATCCCACACTGACCTTGGTGCGTGGCAACACCTATGTGTTTAACATAATAATCACTGGCGATTATAAATTTACAATTCAAAGCACCTCAGCATTTGATGTCAACAATGAATACAACAATGGGGTAAGTCGCAATGGGGCCAGTGCGGGCCTAATAACATTTGTGGTTCCACAGGATGCCCCTGACACACTGTATTACAGTAGTAAAAATCAAGCCGAAATGGCCGGTACCTTCAACATTGTCAATGGTACTCCCGGAACAGGACCCGGTTTTTGGATTCAAACAGATCCGGGTGTAAATGGTCGACTACCTTATGCCCCCAACATCAGCAGCAGAGATGTACTGGGTGTGATCAACAATGGTGAAGATCTTGGTACTGTGACTTTTAATGTACCTACATCCACTGCACAGAGTTTTTACTACAATCTTACTGATATTGGTTCAGTAGATTTGGTAGCAGCAACACTGCAATTTGATCAAATCAACAATGTATTTGTAGATGAATTTCTAGCTGAGTATGGTGGCATAGATGGCATTAGAAATCTCAACGGTCGTACCTTGATATTCCTCAATGACATTCCAGACGCCCAAGACGGTGGCTGGTTGGTTACCACACAGTTTGATCCTTTACTACCAGCAGGCAATGTGGTCAGTGGAACCGGGAGTTTTGACAGCACAACCTTTGATCAAACCACACCCATAGATGATCCTGCAGTGCGTTACAGCGTGTGGCAAATTCAGTATGTGCTGACCACCAGCGGCAGCTATTACATGAAGCTGGTCAGCGTTGAGTCTGTGAACAATTTAGAAAAATTCACTATTAGTTATGGTACTCAATATGCCAGCACTAACTGGTATAAAAATGCCTCAGGCGTTTTTGAACAGATTCCACTCCTGACCGCGGCCAAAAGTTTGCTATGGTATCAAGATGGGACCGATCCAGAAATTTTTGGACAAATCAGACTGATTGATCAAGCCGACGCTGGCGTACTAGATGTTAATCAAATCATTGGTAAGAAAAATTATGTCAGTCCCAACGGTGTAACATTTACCAATGGTCTTAAGGTACAGTTTATTGGTGAAGTCACTCCTTCCAGCTATGCCAACAATCAGTATTATGTGGAAGGTGTGGGTGTGGCAATCAAATTGCTGCCTGTAACCAATTATGTAACCCCTGAGACCTATACTGAGAGTGCAACCATACCATTTGACAGTACACCGTTTGATGTAGGTAATTTTGATGCCAGTTTGAATCAACCCTTGGTACCAGACTACCTGACCATCAACAGAGCCAGTCCAGATCTCAATGCCTGGACACGCAGCAACCGTTGGTTTCATGTGGATGTAATTAACGCAGCAGCTCAGTATAACAACATCCTTCCTGTGTTGGACAATGCTTACAGAGCCAAGCGTCCCATTCTTGAATATCGTGCCGGCACTAGACTGTATGACTTTGGCACAGAAGCCAAACAACCAGTTGACATAATTGATTTCACTGTGACTGATGCGTTTAG